GGGCCCTGGCAGATTAAAGGATCTTAATCTTCCGTTCCAATTGGTCAAGACAAGTAGTGTAACTTGGCTTGCTGTAAATTTGCAAAGACCTCTCACGAGGATATGCGTTAAAAATTACAGACCCTAAGGATTTCCACGGAAAGTTGCAGACTTCCTCACTAGAATTACATGAGTTAGAAAACAACGGAATACCTTGAAATAAACTAATCACCTTCTGGTCGAAGGTGTGACTTATGTCATCTGGATAATACCAGAAAGCATGGTCAAGGGTGTACCTCTCTGGAAAACCACTTGGACGAGGTTTAACAAACCTTTCTTCGTAGTTCATAGATGAGACACGCCCGTTATAGCTCAACAGGTAACTGTAGAGATCATTAGTTTGAAACATGTTATAATAAATCGCTATACGGTCTACTAAAGGTTTCCCTTCAGGATTGAAACCGCAACCCCCCAGAAAATCGGGGATGGATTTTAGTGCATCAAAAACAACCCTCTGACGAGGGCGGAGAATCTTGCGAATAGCAGGACCAATATTCTTAGCTAAATCTAAAAAGGACTCATCGGAAACAGCTCTCCACTTTAACTGTGGTATCACCCTATTACGAGTGATAAGCTTGCCACCAAATTCAAAAATAACATTTGACGACAGAGTTTTAGATGGTACATAAGGGATCCCCATATTTTCGAGGAACCTCATGTACTTTGAATATAGTGAGTCATTAAGGATAATGACATCATCTCCTAGCACATAAAACATGCTATTGTGACTAAAGCCATTTAAGGCATATAACATTAATCCGTGACACAATGCAAAAGAAGCAAATGATGGATACAACCCAAGAGGTTGTCCTATTGTCCACTGAATAGTACCAGTGTCCAAAGAGGTTCTCCAATCAGCTCGCGATAAATCAGCGAATAGCTCAATTGCGTCTTTACGGATATACATGTGGTGAAGCATTCGATATTGTAACTCGAATGGGAATTTATCTGTTGCATTAGATAAATCAACGGCGTGAGCCGTATTGCCATCACGCATGTGTTTCTGAATTGTAAGGAAAGGAAAGGTCTGATCATGGGTACAATCCCACGGCATGTTTTTCAAAATACCGTAAAGGTCGTCACCTAAAGCGCTAAGCGCTTGTTGGTAAACACGACCAGGGTTCGCCACGGCTCGTAATTTAAAGCCGGGTTCCTGTATCAAACCGATCTTCCCTACATTATTCACATAATCCCCCTGAGGTTGCCTATAATACCGGCGAACCACAGGATTATATATGTTTTCAATATTCGAAGCTACACCCAACATCACTGATAAAAATAAATCAGGATATTTCTCAACAGCTCTCCTACCAAACACGGTATCAGACAGAAAGGATTCAGCACACTCGAGAGTGGCCTCACCTTCTGGTATACTTTTACCTGACGCATGGGGTTCGCTTTTTGTTGAGGAGACTGGCCTAAATACTAACGGCCTTGGGTCTGGATAGTATCGTTTCGTTGGAAACAATAAAGTAGCTGCATGCAACAATAAATCACTGTATGCGGACTCAAAAGGATGATAAACACGTTCAGATTTAACTGCTTTTACAAATTTCTCTTCCTGTGCCATTGTGACACTATCAGAGATGTAAAAAGTGTAAAGCTGCAGCAGTTGAATTGCTCGATCAAAATTCCGGTCAGAACGAAATGCCCATCGTTGTAGTGCACCAAGTGGACCACAGAAATACAAACCTCTGTGTTTTATCCATGGTGTACAGATAGGCAACTGACCTTTGGTCCGAACAAAATCTGTCTTAATAGATTTAAAACGTGATATCGACCACTCTAAACCATTTGCTGAAAC